ACCAAGGCGATCGCCCCGTCTACCTTCTCGGTGGACTTTTCTTTGTCTATCTTCAAGTTGCCAGCTGGGTCCGTCCGCACGAAGGCATTGTCCATGTTCCACCGCAGCACGGGGTGACCGCCATGATTGAGCTTGCGTTCAAGCACGATGCGCATCAGTTCCTTCGTCGGAGGGCTCATGTCCTTGAAACCCTGTCCGAAGGGCACCATCACGAAACCGTCATCTTCCAACTGCTGAACCATCATGGTTGCGTTCCATCGGTCGTAGGCAATCTCGCGAATGTTGAAGCGCTCGCCCAGATCGCAAATGAACTTCTCAATGAAGCCGTAATGAACCACGTTACCTTCTGTGGTCAGGATGAATCCCTGGCGTTCCCACTGGTCGTACATGACATGATCGCGTCGCACACGTAGGGGCAGTGTCTCTTCCGGCAGCCAGAAGAAGGGAAGAACTGTGTATGATTCCACCTCGTCCAAAGGCGGGAACACCAGCACAAAGGTGGTCAAGTCACTCGTGGAGGATAAATCCAGCCCTGCGTAGCAAACCCTGCCTTCCAGGTCATAGGGATTAACCACGCCTCCGCATTCATCCCACTTGTCCATGGGCATCCAGCGGATGGACTGCTTGACCCACTGGTTCAGGCGCAACTGCCGGAACATATTCTCATCCGCCGGCGTTTCCTGTGCCTTATGAAAGGCATCCCGTACCTTGTCAATGGTGATGGTGTGTCCAATAGACGGATTCGCCTTATACCAGTTTTCTTCACTGGTCCAGTCGGCGTCGTCCGGCAAGCCGAACACCACCGGATAGAATCTCGGGTCATGTTTGCGGCCTTCAATGATGTCCAGCGCTTTCTGGTGCATTTCCCAGCAGATGGAGTTCCGGTCGGTGCCCGCCGTGGTTAGGAAGACCCATAACGGCTGCTTTCTGGCATCGCCGGATCCCTGGGTCATAACGTCATAGAGCGCTCGTGTCGGCTGGGTATGGAGTTCGTCGAAGATGCAGGCCGAAACATTCAAGCCGTGCTTGGTTGCCACCTCGCTGGACAGCACCTGATAGATGCTGCCTGTTGGCTGATAGACCATGCGTTTCATGGAGGGGATGATCTTGATACGTTTCAACAGTGCCGGGGATTGTTTCACCATATCAACTGCCACATCAAACACAATGCCGGCCTGCTGGCGGTCTGATGCGCAGGAGTACACCTCTGCCTTCCATTCGTCATCATTCACCAGCATGTTCAGGGCAAGCGCTGCGCCGAGCTCGCTGTTATGTGTCGGGACAAAGGACTGCCCCGCAAGGTATAGCCTCGACGGGCTGTCTACTTGAATGCATCTCATGGGGACTGAATAGGGCAAGGGCTCAATGTCCTGGATGTAGTGAAAACAGGAGCGCGTTTCTTTCACACGCTCCCGCTTTCGTTCTGCCTTTCGCTGCAGCCTGGACGTCGGCTGATCCTCAAAGGTAGTGAAACGTATCGTATAGAGCGTTTCACCGGTTGGAATCCCATAGCGCAGGGAAGGAGGGGTGGTCATGGCGTTCTTGATGCCCAGAGACCATAAGAGTTCGCGGACAGTTTCAGCCAGCTGCCTGATGGTACTGACGTATATGCTCTGTGATTTGGATGTGCCGATACAGCCATCCGAGTCCATAAGTCCTTGCAGGAGCGCCCAGCGCTGATCTTCGGATGCTCGTAGGTAGACGGGCAGGATGGCTTTGTCCCTGAAGCTCTTAAGGAGCAGGGGCTTGAGCGCAGGGATGCGCAGCACCACGCTGCCTTCTCCCTGCTGTATCCAACTGGAACTGATGGGATACGGAATGCTCTCCATGATGCGCTCCTTGTCACAGGTGCGAACCGTCAGTTCCGGCTTCACCGAGTTGCCATTGCCAAGCCAGTACCCATACACATAGGGATCAAGCGGCAGCTCTCTCTGAGGAAGGTTTATTGGCCGGGCTACAGGGATTCGCACAGGCGAACGCTTTTCATCGACAGTGCCGCGGTGACGCGCGCGATAGGCGATTGTTTTCTTGTAGATGTCCCCGGTCGTCAGGACTTTGCTGCGGTTCCCGTTGTTGACGACTTGAACAGCCCACAGGTGTCTTTCACCTGCGTCTAAGTGGCTGCCGTCCCTGAATGTGATGCGGTAGCACTGCTCTGTAGCATCCACCTCGCTCAGCCCGATGACATGACAGGCCTGCCCGGCTTCATCAAAGACGGTGTCACCTGCCTGAAGTTCGCCCATGCTTTTCCATCCATCGATGGTAGGAATCGGGGTATCCAGGCTGAGCTGTTTTCCGTTCTTTTTCCCGATTTCGATGTAGACCTGGGAATACTGGCGCATATCCGGGTGCTCTTCCCGGACGGTGCCAAAGACATCCCGGACGATCTTCTCCTGCCAGGGTAAGAGGGCGAAGGGCTTTCCGTGGAACTCTCCCTTGGTGTGCCGGAGGCATTGGACGAAGTCCACGACACGGCTGGCCTTATGTTCGTCATAGGGCATCCTTCCACCCGCCTCTCAGCAAACGTTCCATGGGGTCCTGGTTCATATCGTTTTCACCCGACGATCCCGCGGCGATAATGCGTGCGCGCGTTGCCGGGGACAGGCCGAACTCCGAGCCGATGGATTGCATGATTTTGAGGTTCTGCTGGGCAATGCTCACCTGCGGCACTTGCTGGATATATCCTGAGGGAGTCTTGAAGATGGACCCATGCTGCGCGATGAACTCCTCCGCTTCCTTCCATCGGGCATAGGCCTGGCAGTACCCTGCAAACGCCTGAAGATCGACCATCGTGAGAACGCCCATGGCTTCAAGGGATGGTGCCAGTCGTTTCCATTCCTTCTTGGCCTCAGGCAGCAGCCAGGAAGGGCATTTGATGCCGCCTTGCGGGGGGATCGGTTCGTGCTTGTTCAGCGGTCTGCGGCCTTTCCCCCGATTTCCTTCCAGCAGCTTCATGGCTGTAGGCTTAGGCGGTCTTCCTCGAGTAGCGATTCTGTTGATCTCCTTTCTTCCTTGGGTCTACTGGTCGATCTGGGCATAGAAAAAGCCCTGCGGACTGATCAATCCGCAAGGCCTTGTTCAAGTATCCCTTCAGGGTGTGAGCATCATACTATTCCTGCTTTTCGGCCTTCTTGGGGCCGTTTTGTGTGTCGTGGACTGTTCCGTCCTTGAAAGCCAGATCCTCTTCTGTAGGCAGGTATACAGCAGCTCCTTCAAGCGTCTGCCCTTGCCGAATGACCCGTACATCCGCAATGCTCCCAGCGTTTGACACGTAGCGACGAACGATCACTGAGGCATAGATAGGATCTATCTCCATCAGGCAGGCTGCACGGTTCAGTTGTTCAGCTGCCATGAGCGTGGATCCGGACCCGCCAAACAGGTCAACGACAATGGCGTTCTCCTGAGAGGAGTTTCTCATCGGATAGGCGATGAGGGGCAGGCTTTTCGTGGTCGGATGCAGCTTAGACTTCGTCGGTCTGTCAAACTCCCAGATGGTTGTCTGTTTCCTGTCGCCATAGAACTTATGCCGGGCTGTATCCTTGAACGCGTAGATGATCGGTTCATGCCGCATCTGGTAGTCCATCCTGCCAATGACCAGGGAGTTCTTCACCCAGATGCAGGTCGTGGAGTAATGGAACCCTGCGTCCACTACAGCGTTGTAGAAGTTAACCTTCTCGGCATCCGAGTGAAAGACATACAGCGCTCCGCCATCCGCCAGATGTTCATAGATGTTCTTCATGGCTGAAAGCAGAAACTCATAGAATTCCTTGCCCTTCAGCGTGTCGTTCATGATTTTCATGCCTGTGCCGCCTGAATAGTCGCAGCCGTATGGAGGATCCGTGATGCAGAGGTTTGCTTTCTTGCCATCCATCAGCAGGCTGACATCTGCAGCCCGCGTGGAGTCGCCGCACATGAGCCGGTGCCGTCCCAGCAGCCAGATATCCCCAACTTCGACAAAAGCAGGCGCTTCAACGGCTTTGTCTTCATCGAAGTCATCATCAGCCACATCCTTGTCATGCACCTGTGAAAACAGATCATTGACTTCCGCAGCATCAAAACCGGTCGCACCCAGGTCGTAGCCGGAGGTCTGCAACTCGGAGAGCAGATCAGCCAAAGCAACCGGCTCCCATTCACCCACTGCTTTATTGAGCGCGATGTTCATCGCCTTTTCGTCCTGCGGGTTTTCGATATGCACCACCACACAGTCGATCTCAGTCGCCCCTTCAGCGACCAGTATTTTTTGTCTCTGATGTCCCCCTACGATATTGCCCGTGACTTCGTTCCAAATGACAGGGTCCACGTAGCCGTAGTCATTGAGGCTGCGCTTGATCTTTTCATAGGCCGGGTCACCAGGCTTCAGGTCCTTGCGCGGGTTGTATTTCGCGGGTTTGAGCTTCTCAATGGGAATCCGCTGCAGGTTCATTTGGGTATTCAAAAGAAACCTCCCTCATTAAAGTCATTTAGAAGGCAGCTGCCCGTCATGAGCAGCTGCTTTTTGCTTTTCTGGCCAGGACCCCACCCCCTGAATATGTCGGAAACTCACGCGATTGAGGGGCGCGGTCTCCAGTGAAAGGTTTGTAGGGATCAGACCCCCCCCTCCCCTCGGGGATCTGGCGCCCGCCAGGGGTC